CTGTTGGAAGATGATGCGGGGCGTGAGATATTGGGGATTATTACCAATTTACGCGGCGATAATGCCCGTGCGTTGGTGAGTTATATTGCCCTATTTAGACCCGAGAAAGCGGCGTTATCTAACGGCCGTGCGCTTAAATTAATGCGCGAAGTGTTAGATATGTATCAGCCGAGTCCGTTGTTGTCCCATGCGCTCACGGAAACCACCAATGGCGTGATGAAAAACCGTCGTGAGGCACGAAACGTGGTGGCGCTAACCAATCATAACTATCTTAAAAAAGTGTATGAGGGGGCTAAAACGTTATTTGCCGTGGTGCGTAACGAAGGAAAAAGTGCGGTAGAAAGTGCGGATAAATTAGCAGAAGACAAACGGACAGCGGCAATACAGTATATCGAACGTTATGCAGCTATTGGTAAATTAGAGTTTGTTAAGAATATGCCGGAATATTTAATTTGGAAATCATGGAGAGAGGAACAAAATGCAACCACAAACCCGTAAACAGATGATCCAAAAGATCCACATTGGCAAAGGCATGCTGAAAATGACTGATGAACAATATAAACGCTTTTTGTTGGAGACCGTGGATAAACACAGTTGTACAGTCATGACAGATGCGGAATTGATGCAAGTATTGCATGCCATGCGTACTAAAGGTGTAGTATTTAGCGCAAAAAATGCCAAAAAGCGTCCAGCACCAAGAGCAGATAAAGTACAATATTTAGCAAAAATCACCGCACTTTTAACTGAATATGGCTTGCCACAGAGTTATGCAGACGGCATGGCGAAAAAAGCATTTGGTATAGATTTTGTGCATTGGTTGGAAGTATGGCAGCTGAAAAAAGTGGTGCAAATGTTGTCGGTGTATGACCGAAGAAAACAGAAAGCTAAAAATTAGTTGCATAGCAATAAATTAAGCGTAAATTAAAGGCTCCTATGGAGCCTTTTTTATTGGAGAAAAATAATGAAAAAACTATTAATTGCTATGGTATGTGGCTTAATTTCTGTTTCGGCCTTTTCAATGACAGATAAAGCCAAAGACGAACTACAAAAAGCCTTTAGCGGTGATTATCAAACTATGCGTAATGTGGCTTATGCAATGAAGGAAGGTTCTTTCGGGCATGATAAGAACCCTATCGCCGGGTGTGCTTTCCGAAAACTGATTTTAATCGTTAATCAGGATAAAACGGATGCAGGCGATTACGGCAATGAATATGTGGATTGTAAGGTGCTATCGCCAACTGAATCAGAACAAGCATGGAAAATGACGTTACAGCTACTGCCACAAGTGTTGCAACTAAAACAATGAATAATTATTCAGCCCCATCGATTAAGTTGGGGCTTTTTTATGTTCTGAAACGTTCAGGGACGAACAAATATAAACAAATAAGGATAAATATGCACGTATAACCGCCTAAAACGGGTCAAATTTACGTTTTATTTTGCATTAGTATAAAAGATTGGGATCCATGGAAAAGTCGCTATATGGGCTTTATATTGGATAATTTGATCAAAAACAATAACTTACGCTTGCTTTTGTTTAAAAAAGGATCTAGTATAACAATATCTAGTGTGTGTATTTGTTTTATACCACTAGATATAGGGAAGCCCAGCCAGTTTGAGCTGATTGGGCTTAATAATTCGGGATCACATTCTCACGACCAATGACCATGTGATTCCATTCAACACAAGACCCCTTGTATATAAACACAGGGTTGTATAAATTTTTCTTGACTTTCTAAAAGTCGAGTAAGATTTTACGTAAAAAGCTGGTTTGTTTCAAGGGGTTTTTCCATTTATAGGTAAAACTATGGAAAAAACATCCGTAAAAACCCCGGAAAAAACATCCGTACTTGATGATATTGAAGGCTTTACACGTTGTGAGGCACGCTATACCCGTAATAAGGATAAGAGCGAACGACGTTTAATTTATGCCAAAGATTATGGTCGAGAATACTGGATTTTTCCTAAAAAGTCGAAAAAACCGAAAACGACAAAACATTAATCCCAAATCCCGCCCCGTGCGGGATTTTTTTTATCATATTTTTAGGTGTAGAAACCTGCTTTTTTAAATTTCCGTGTGATAATCCGCCGAAATGGTCATCATAGGGGAAATTTTATGCAGTCTAAATTTGAAAGCGTTGCCGGTTATTTGCCTGAAATTGTGTTGGAAATGGTGGAACTAGTCGGGTTTACGGATGTAGAGAAGATTATTAATCAGTTCGGTGGGGCTACGTTTCGCTTTACCGATGGCTCGGTGTATTTCCCGCGACTAAAAGCACTCATCGGGCTTGAAAGTGCGGTCAAATTGCGTCATTATTTTCAGGCGGAGGAAGTGTATATTCCGCGTTGTGAAGTCGCCCTGCGTTTGTTACGCAACGAGCGCCTAAAAGCGGATTTTGACTACATCACGCAAACCGAAAAGAAAAGCGGACGCACGGCAATGCTTGAGCTTTGCCCGAAATATCGTCTTTCCGACCGCCAAGCGTGGGAAATTGTGCGCACGCAACAAACTCCGCAATATCAACAAGCCGCCTTATTTTAGAATTACAGGGTGTGTGGAACTGTCTCCTCCACCCACTCGACCCCATTTAACACAGAATACCCTCAATCATATCAACGATTGAGGGTATTTTTTTATGTCTTTATCTTTCAAGCAAATTTTTGACCGGCTTATCGGGCATGAGGGCGGTTACGTCGATGATCCACGTGACCCGGGCGGCGAAACCAACTGGGGTGTCACTAAACGCACCGCGCAGGCGAATGGCTATACCGGAAACATGAAAACCATGACGCGCCAACAAGCCTATGAAATCTATTACCGCGCATTTTGGTTGCGTTACAACTGTGAGCAAATGCCGGATGCCGTGGCATATCAATTTTTTGATGCGGCAGTGAATCACGGCTTTGGCAATGCGAGCCGTATGTTACAGCGCGCGGTTGGTGTGTTAGATGACGGCATTATCGGTAAATACTCTCTTGAGGCCATCAATCACAATCCAATCTCTGACACGTTAATGGTGTTAAACGGCGAACGCCTGAATTTTTACACCCGATTAAAGAACTTTGACCGTTTTGGCAAAGGTTGGGTGAATCGTGTGGCACAAAACTTGAGATATGGAGCACAAGACAATGAAGTTTAGTTTTAAAAACATTTTTAATCTGTTTAGCCGGGTATTTAAACGCTTTAACCCGAAGATTTATCAGTATAAGAAACGTCCGAAAAAATACAGCAAGAATGCGTGGAGTTATATTGCAAAAGGCAAAGCCACGCCTGCCACTGCGTTATATGCGTATATCGGAGCATTATGATGCGTAAATTTTTTGAGTTATTTACTAATGATAATGGGCGCGCCAGTACTACAGGCTTTATTCAGTTTTTTGGATTTTTAGTGCTTGCTGGTGTGCTTGTGTATTCGGTCTATCTCGGTCGTGACAATGCGACCGATCTCTATTTGTATTTTGCGTTTTTCTGTGGCGGGTCGGCAGCAACAAAAGGCGCAGTGATGGCATATCAGTCCAAAAACAAACGCAATAACAATCAAAACTATCAACCACGGCAACGTCAAGATGACAATGACGGGTATCAAAGACCTGGTCTGTGAGGTGTGAAATGAATCTATTGCATATTTTAATGACCACACTGGGGACTGCTCTATTGTTGTTTTGGGGACTTTGGCGCAGAGCAAAAGCTAAAACGGCTAATTTAGAGCAAGCTAAAAAACAACTCGAAACACAAAATCAAGTATTACAAACCCGTGTGAATAACCAAGAGGAGCGCAGAAAAAATGAAGAAAACGCTAATAGCAGTACTCGTGACGAGCTTATTGACAGCATGCGGAAATCAAAAGACCTACGTGATTAATACGGCTTGCGATGGCTTTGGCAAAATCTATGCCAGTCGTCAAGATACCACCGAAACTTTACGCCAAATCAAAGCGCACAACGACACATGGCGGGCAATTTGTGGGGGTGAGAATGGAACTGCACATTAACGGCATCATGGTGTTTAACGCGTTAGTGTCCATTGCGGTATTTTTTATCGGTCTTTGGTTTAAACGGTTAGATGGTGAGTTTAAGCAATTACATGATGAGGTTGACCAAGTGAAACGGGATTATCTATCGAAAGAAGTGGCCGGCATCGTGAATAAAAACGTGATGGAAAAACTAGACGCCATCACCAAGCAGCTAAACTCTATTACTGAAAAACTCGACAGAAAGGCGGATAAATAATGTCGGCAAGAGAACAAAAGCGGTTGGAACAGAAAGCCGAACAAGCCAAAACCAACCAAAAGTTAGACCAAATTTTAGATTTAACCCGTGAAGTTAGTCGCAAAATCGACAAGCTGGACGACCGCGTGGACGATATTGACGCCCGTTTAAAAATGTTAGAAACCCGCATGGATAAGTTGGGCATTAAATCCGTGATGGCGGGCGGTTTAGGCGGTTTAGTGGTATCGGTTGGCTTTGAGTTAATCAAAGCGAAATTCGGGGGCTGATGATGGCACATGATGAAAAAACCAAGGCGTATGTGCGCCGTTACTATGTGTTTGACTGCCTGACGTTGGAGCTTGCCGCCGAAAAAGCTGGCGTGTCTTACAACACGGCGCGACGCTGGAAGCGTGAAGCGCAAGCCCGTGGCGACAACTGGGACACAGTACGCGACGCGAACACCATGGCAAGCGGAAAAGTGGAAGATGTGGCGCGCGGTATGCTCACCACGTTTGTGATCTACTTTGAAAAGACCATGGAAGAATTGCGCCATGCGGAAGAGTTGCCAGTCAGCGATAAAGCTAAACTGATCCAAGGTTTGGGTGATAGTTACTCGAAAATGGTAGCAAGCAGTAAGCGATTATTGCCGGAAGTATCGGAAATGGCGACGGCTGTTAAGACAATGATGATGTTCGGGGATTATGTGCAAACAAAAACAACGGATAAACAGGTGCTTGATGTCATTATTGACGCATTAAACGAGTTCGGTGCAATCCTAAAAAAGGAATATAAAGAATGAGACTGTTAATTCACTATTTGCCCTGCATTGTTTCCATTATTTGTGCCTACTTGTTATTAAAACATGGTGTGAGTGGCTGGGGGTGGTTCCTTTTTATCGGTTTATTAATCACGCCATGTAAGAGTAAATAAAATGAGAAATAAAGAGCTTTTAGCCGAATTACAAGCCTATGCGGCGAGTTTGCGTCAAAAAGTAGAGGCGACCTTTGACGGGTGGGATGATAGTCTTGAAGCAGTGGCAGAACGGCGCAAGAAAGTTTTTGACCCGGTGCATGGGTATGACTATTTCGTGTCGCACTATTTCCCGCATTATGTGCGGTCAACATCACGTTCGGATTTGCACAATTATTTGTTTGCCGAACTCCCTGCCGTATTACAAGCACCTAAACCTATCAATATGGCAACTGCCGCCCCCCGTGGTGAAGCGAAATCCACGTTGGTGTCACAGTTGTTTACGCTTTATTGCTTGGTGACACAGCAAAAACGCTATGCCCTGATCGTGATGGACAGTATCGACCAAGCCTACCCGATGTTGGAAGCCATCAAAGTGGAGCTGGAATTTAACCAACGCTTACGCATTGATTTCCCCGAAGTGGCAGGGCAAGGGCGCGTATGGCAAGCGGCGACCATTATCACAAAAGCCAATCAGAAAGTGCAGGTGGCGGGTTCCGGCAAGAAATTACGTGGTTTGCGCCATGGGGCTTATCGTCCTGATCTTGTGGTATTAGACGATATTGAGAATGACGAACAAGTCCGCAGTGCAGAACAGCGCGATAAGTTGCACGACTGGTTGAAAAAGACCGTACTCCCCTTGGGTGCGGCAGGCGATAAACTGGACGTGGTCTATATCGGGACTATCCTGCACTACGACAGCGTACTGAACCGCACTTTGATCTCCAAGGCATGGAAAACCGCCAAATTCAAAGCGCTGAAGAAAATGCCTGACGATATGGCGTTGTGGGACAAGTGGGAAGATTTTTTCCTGAATGAGGGCGAGGCGGTTGCAGACGCTTTTTATCACGCTAATCAAGCGGCAATGGATAAAGGCTCAGAAGTGAGCTGGGCGGCGCGTCCGCTTTTAACGCTCATGAAAATCCG